AGAATTCTGAGCAACTGATGGCATCGAAAGACCTACTCCCTCTTAATCAGTAGGTTGAAGGTTCGATTCCTTCCGCGCTCACCATCTTCTAAAGCCGTCACGGAAAGCGTGACGGATATGACACTTAGCAAAACCTCAGAAACTCAGAGCAACAAACTTCCTGAAATATTCTACGAAGCGAAGTACGACCTGTTTCGCTTAGAGATTCCCGGCCAGCATTCAAGCTTCTACCGGAATCGCAGCCAAGCAACCCGCGTAATTGGGCGGTACGTCCGGCGCGCGGCGAATCGTTTCTTCCGGCCAGCCGTTCCGCGTCCGCAGTTCTCCGGCTCTTGCATTCAAGACCTGATGGCGAAGGCCGATTACGTTTTGGCCGTCGCGAATCAATTGAAGCAGGAGCGGGACGCGCGTCTCTGCCGCCACTGCCATAAGCCATACGCGGAGCACACTGCAGCCCTGTCAATGTGCCCGTGGCCGAATCGCCGCAATACCAAATTCTCAGAAATGACCTGCCAAGCCGTTTTTGATGGCCGCGTTTTGCATAGTCGGCTCTGTGGCCGCTCCTGCGTTCCCGGTCAGGAATATTGCAGTGCTCATGTAGTCGATTAGCTGGAAAAAGCCTTCCCCCTTGTTTTGCCGAAATCTCCGCGCGGAGGAGAATATGAAACGCCAACAATTACGCCAAGCTTGCAGTCGTGGCTGGAAAGCCCTCAAGACGGCAGCAAACTACAAAGAAAGCCTACCGAATGGATGGACGTTCCATTGTGAGCGCCAGTACCCACTGCCAGCGCGCGTCGGTCCTGCTTGGTATCCGGCTTACTACCTGATTTCCCCAACCGGCAAGCGCTTCGGAGGATACGAAACCGGAAACGGCTTTTCTGGTTATTTCGGCAATCCCCACGGCTGGCAGTGGATTGACGATTACAAGGCGAACGGATTCAAGAAAACTCAGCCGATTGAAGAAGCTTCGGAGCCCGATGCGCTAGAGACTCACGCTTCTACCTGTCGCGTTTGCGCCAAGGCGCTATTTGATGGCGGATTGCATGGCTATCCACTGTGCGCCGACGGCAGCGCGATTAAGGAATCGCAAAATGTTTAATCCGCGCTGGATTGTCGGCAAGCGAGTCGCACAGGTGAATATGAACACTTTGGCCGGAGAGCGCAATAGTACGTCGCCTTCGCATCGTCCTGTAATCACTTTTGACGATGGCTCTGCAATCTCGTTCGAAACTGAAGAGACGAACGACGGAGCCTATTACGGAACATCAATCAGCTATCACAAGAAAGGATTTTCGCGGTAACTCGGAGGAATCAACAATGCCGCACTACCAGCAATTCTGTACTCAGTGCAATCAATGCGGATCGACAACCAGCAAGAGTTACGCCCGTCAGCACAACGGAATGTGCAAAGGTTGCGCCCAGCCGGACGCGCCCTACACTGGCCCAAAATGCCCACAGTGCGGCGGTCCCATTTCCGCCTATAAAGCACGCAATCACTACGTTTGCGAGTCCTGCGTGCGAGTCAATGACCCCATCGGATATGCAAACGAAGTCCGCGGCTTCTACGACGGACCCGACTACTAGGGGAAAACTCCATGCTGCTAAATAAGCGTATCGGTCGAAACATCTACGTTGTTGGGAAATTTGAGACGGGCCAAACTCGCCTGATCTACACCCGCAACCATTTCAATTTCATGCTCACAGTTTGCGGATACGGTGTTGCAATCCTGCGGCACGTTTAAGCGCCCATACGGGCAGAAGGGAAGTCACATGGAAAGCAGCTACGAAAACCTGATGTGTTTGGCGTCGGAAATCAAAGAAGCCACGGCGCCGCGGTTCCTGCAGGTCTTCACCTTGGGGACGAAGCCGGAACCGATTCTAGTAAACATCGCAAATATCGCCTCTATCCGAGCAGCACGCGATTACACAACGGAAGGCAATATTTGCGGAACGGAAATCCAGATGAATCATTCCAACGCGGAATATTCCGAGTCCTATCGCGTTCGGGAATCGCTTGAAGATGTTCGCCGCGGATTGCGCAGGGCGGCGGTATCAATCATCCATCCCGAACCGGCGCCGGGAGTGTTCGCGCGGCAAGCTGAGCAAGAAGAAATGGCATAAGTAAAAGCCTTCCCCCTTTTCAAAAATTCTCTGTCGAGGAGAGTCCCAAAAATGAAAAACGGCCGCATCCCGTTTGACCCAATCATGAGCGACGAAGAACTGGAAGCCCTTCGCGCCCGAACCGCAGGAGAGCCGGAGCCTTACTGGCAGTTCTGTGAGCGCCGCGCTGACATGAACCGAACCGGGAACATCTTCACGGGAGTTTTCTGGGCGGGGCTGTTTGTGGGCTTGGCGGTAGCTTCTTTGTGGTGGTGGAGGTCCTGAATGTCCACATTTCCCCAAAATTCACAACCGCTAGAAATCGGGGACGTCGGCGCCGGGATTTCCTTGGCAGAAGAAACAAGCTTTCGCACAACTTTGCCAGACGGTGAAATTCCCTTCACGCGCGACGTTCAGCCGATTTCCGAAGCTTCCACAGGGCCTACTGTTTTTCTTACTTCTGTGGAAGTTTCCCGGGAACGGAAGATTTCCTCTCGCGCACAGGAAATCCGCAGGGCGCCGAAGCTGGATTGCTGCGTTTTGTGCGGAGCGAAAGCCGCCCATCGACATAGCCCCACGGGGCACTTTGCAGACGGTCACATTCCAGTCTGCGGAAGCTGCCATCTGCTGATTCACGGCGACAAGCACGCACGGGGATCATGGGCTTGGAGAAATCCGCGATGAATCACCTGAGAGCCCGTTCCGCCGTCAGCCTCTTGAGTCTGATCCGACAGCAGAAGCCGGAATTGTTCGAAGAAATACTGGAATTCCGCAATTCCGTGACGATCTGCCCGAATGAGACATGGGATTGCTGCAATTGCTTCAACGTAGGGCCATTAGATCCACAGGGAAGGTGCAACCGGTGCGGAAGTGAAGCTGTAAGCCCAAGTATTCAGAAGGTGAATTGAAATGAAGATAAGAGTTGACTGCGTCTTTCCTCCGATTCCGATCAGAACTCACGACTTCTGTGCTTACGACGAAGACCGTTACGACGGGGCGCCGGATGCGGGTCCGCAGAATGTCGGCTGGGGAAGGACGAAAGACGAAGCGCTTTCAGACCTTTGTGAGCAATTAGCAGAAGAACTTGAACTTGATGAAAGAGAAGGCTGCGCCAGCCTCAGAAACTAACGCAGCCTTCAATTCGCGGAAAGGAAAGGATTGACCCAAAATGTTCTCTCTATCGTACCTCAAATCGAAGCTTCATAAGAAAACAATCGCAGAAGAAGTCGCCGAAGTCTGCGACCGGATTATCTCCATCAAAAAGAACGGGCTGAACGACGAAGACCCGGAAGACCCATTCGCATACCTGCGCATCGTGGATCTCTGCGACGCCCTAAAGGGAGAACTGTTTCAGCGCGGCATTCTCTTTCTGCCGAACGACGTCGAACAGCGTTTTGAGCAGATGCGGGATGACGAAGGCAAACTCATAGAGCGCTGCGTTGTCCGGACGGAGTTCTCCGCGCGTCGACGGAAGGAAGTCGTCAATCTGGGAGCCTCTTACGGCTCCGCCAAGAACCGCTCCGACAAAGCCTTAGCTATTGCGCAGACGTCGGCCTTCAAAGCTTGGCTGAAGCGGGTCTCCATGGTCTACGGGGAAGCCGACGATCCGGACGCCTCCAAGCGGGAGTCGGACCCCACGGCGAAGGAATCCGTCCGCATTGCCTCTTACCAGAAGAGAGCATGGGGCGCGGCGACTGCGCAGGTCAGCATGACGCGGGAGCAGATTAACGAAGCCCTGACGAAGATCATGGGCTTCCCCATCGATGCCGATCAGATTCCAGATCTTCCGCGTAAGGATTTCGACGTAGCAATGAAGTGGTTACTCGCTCAGGGGCAGGATCTCACCGGCCAGTGGTCCGCGGCGGTTGCCGATATCAAGAAGAGGCGGGGACCGCAAGCCGTAGTGACTTCGATTGATTCAGCGCACAAAGACGAACCGCAATTTGGGGATTGAGTTTCTGGGGGCGTTGGGGCGGCAGTTAGCCAACTATCGGAACACTTGGATTTTTTCTCGCGAAGAAAGAAACCAGTGAAAGGCAACAAGCCGCCCCATCCCAGAATGAAGGATTAAGCCATGCAATTTTCGTTAGATTTCGAACAGAAGCTTCCGCCTTCAGCGCAGATCGGCATGAAGACCGCCGACGATAACGCAGACGAAAAGTGGAAACACATTTGGGACGCCTGCGTTTTGGCCGTGGCAAAGCGGAAGCAATTCCTGACGTCGGATGACGTTCTGAACGAATTCGAATCCCTCTACAAGCCGCCGCACACTCACAACTTGGCTGCGATAGGCCCTGCGATGCAGCGCGCGCGACTGATGAAAATTCTTGCATCCACGAATGAAGTAAAGCGCAGCGAACGGCCGGAGAAGCACGGGAACCGGCAAAACGTCTGGAAGAGCCTCTATTGGAGACCGGCATGAATCTTCCCGAAAAAGTTTCGCAGTGGCCGTCGGACTGGCGTCAGCTATTCGAAGAGCGCGCCGGAATTATCGAATTTATGAGTAACCTTTCTCGCCCCACGGCGGAATTCAGGGCAGAGCAAGATATTCGAAAACTAGCAAAGGAGAAATGAACACTTGAGACCGGACACAATCACACTCGCCATTTTTGAAAAGTACACGGCGGAGGAATTAGCAGAAACCGCAGCCAGCCTTGCGCAAGCCATCTCCGACCGGGAAACCACAAAGAACGAAAAGAAGGCTTCCGATGCCGCATTTAATGAGCGCATCACGAAGCACGACACTGACATTTCCGACTTGGCGAAGAAATACGTCAAGGGCGGAGAGACCGCGCAAATCGGCTGCGATATCCGCTACGACCATCCGGAGCCGGGGAAGAAATCCTATTTCCGGATGGACCGCAACGAACTGGTAGAAACCCACGAAATGAACTGGGAAGAGAAGCAGGAAACCATTCAATTCCCCCTTGCGCAGAACGCGGCGGCGCCGACCGATGAACAGGTCAATGATGCACTCGCGAAGATGTCCGACGAAGTCACAAAGCTTTGCGCAAAATCTCCCGGCTGCATTCACTTCGCGGACCATGACGGGCCCTGCGAATTCCCCCCTCCGCCATCGATCAATGATTCCCCAATGGATCAACCGCCGGAGGCAGCATGAAAGTCAAGCGACCACCGATTCATCTAATCACCGTCTCGGAGCCTTTGCTCTGCTTTCATCAGTTGGAGATGAAGTGCGGAACTCTGATTGAGAACGGGTTGATGTGCTTCGGCCTTCAACTGGATTTCCGCGCGGATCTGTCAGGGCCAACCCGCGACAAACTGTGCGAGATCTGCCGCGCCCAGACCGGCAAGCCTCCGGCCGCACATGAAATCCCGATGTATGAATACGGCCTTGTAGAGAAAAAGCGCTGGCAGGAATGGCTGGAAGCGCGCGGCGAAAACCTTGACATCGATCCGGCGGAGGCTGCATGAGCGCTATCAGGATCATGACCTTAGCCGGACCGCGGTACTACCAGAAGGGCACTTCCATCTGGGCGGAGACTCGCATGGCGCTGAGAAAGAAATTCCCGCAGAGAGTGACGAAGCCGATTCAGATCCCCATGGATACCTCCGGCTTCGCGATTCCCAAGCCCAGCGCCAGCGCGAAGCAACAACCGAAAGATGGCCGACTAGTTGAATCCCCGTCGCGATATTCCCAGACGAAACAGGCAATGTGGCGAAAGCAGAATCAGCGCTGCGTCAATCTGAAGTCGGGAAAAGAGTGCGGGAAATTCATGCCGACGCCAGCTTGGGGACATCGGCATCACTTGAACGGTCGCGGAATCGGCGGAGGCAAGCGCGACGACGCGGAAACAATTCTGATCTGTATCGAATGCCACTTGGAGGCGCACTGCTAATGGATGAGAAAAAGCGATGGCTAAGGAACGGGAGCGGAGCATGAGCGGACGGGATGCGATCAAAGATGCGAAGGAATGCTTGGAACTTTCGCCAGTAGAACACGCGATTCACTTTCTGCGGCACTTGGTAGACCACGGATATCTTCCGCAGATGAGTTGCCAAGAAGCAATCAATTTAATCGTTAGGCTAGAGTCCTCTTCCCGCGCCGGGGGAGCGCCAACCGATTGGATTAGCACAGAAGAAAACGCGATGGCAATTCCGCCGATGGGAGAGGAGATCATAGTCCGATTGCGCGATGGGTCAGAACTTCACGGAGCCATTCTCCAAGGCGATCTTGACTATTGGTGGCGGGAGAGATTCTTTGACCACGACGAGATTACGCACTGGCGGGCGGCGGCTCCCAAGGAAGGAGAGTGAGCACATGAGCAAGTACAGCAATGGTCGAATGGTATTCCGCAGTCACGGAAGATATGCAAAAGCCCCGAGTTTGCAGGCAATGGGATTCGACGTGAACACGGTAGATCGGAAGTGCGACGGCTGCGGGCACGTCTGGTTCCCGATCCTAATTTCTGGCGAATGTCCGCAATGCGGAAACAATCAATCTACTCCTGTTTGTACTTGCACACCCGTAACGTTCCCAGATGGCCTTCATCATCATGTTGATTGTTCGGGGAGGAAGCCATGAAAACCACCCTCTTATTGCTCATTGCCACGGGATTAGTACAGCAGGCAGGAGAATTGACTCCAGACAAGCCGCTAAGTTGCGAGTATCAGGATTGCAGCGGAAGGACGACGCTATTCCTTCCCTACCCCTACCCTACTTATAGAGAGCAGGACTTCGAGGCAGCGCGGCAGACTCGGCAGATCACTGATGGCGGCGGACACTTTCACACTGAATACGTGGAAGTTCCACTGGAAGCACCGAATTTCATAGGTAACTGTGATTCCATATTCAATCCCGCGCCAACGCTGCCTGAGATCGTGAGGCATTGGACGGAGGAAAGATGACAGAATTCTTTAAGGGTTTCCTGTGCGGGGCAATAGCGATGGGACTGGCAATCAATGGTCTGGGATGCATGAACAAGATACCGGCAGTGGCGAGGTATCAGCAGACTGCGAAGGCAAAATGTCTCCATCAAGAACGCCTCTGCTTCCCCGATGGAGTATGCACCGGATGGAACTGGCAGCATATTGATCCGAAATGGGCAGAGCAGATGAATGCCAAGGTGGAAGTGAAGGAGCCGGAAGATCCGAGAGTGTGTGATCCGCCAGCTTTTCCGAGCGATCCGAAAAAATGGCCGGACTGATGTCAAGTAATTTTTATTTCCTTTGCTCTCAACACGACATTCGTTTTAACCGCATGAATACTGGCGAAAATGACGATTACGAAAAATTAGGCTAGTAAACTAGATGTGCTCGATGAGGAGCGAGCGCATATGCGAGTTTGGGTTTATCCAGAGAAGGTCTACGAGAATTTCGGCGCGACACGCTGGCAGCTATCTTGGGAAGAGTTGAGAAAGTCTGCCGAGGGCAAAGAGGAGATTGACTACGACACCGACATCATCTACCGCTACCAGAACTTCAAGGATAAGGATTCTGCAATGAAGGTCGGGCGCGAGTTGGTCGAAGGCGGCAAGACGCTATTCGGTGCAGCGAGCGTTGTAGAGCAGCGCGTCGATTGGGAAGTAGAAGAGGATCGTATTGCCGAGTGGAAGGATTGCACGTTCACGGAGGAGCACATCGACTGATGCCCTACGAAATAGATCACGGGCTAGTTATGGCGGCAGAGCGTCATGCGTCTGAAATCAATTCGCACGGCGTTCTGTCGCTGGTAAAGGAATACAAGTTCTGGGCCAATCTTGCAATGGAGCAGCAATCGCCCGAGTCAATAATCTCCGCGACACGGCGCGAACAATTCTTGCGGAAATTGTTGCTTAGGGACTGTGTGCATCTGCCGGAGGGGAGTTGTCAGAAATGATTACCGTCTCGATCTGCTGCAACGATGACAATGGATTCAGTACGGGCCGTGCGGTCCGCATCGACTTCGATCAATACGAACTGGAACTGGAAGACACTCTCTGGCCGCCTCGCGGAGTCAAGTTTGAATGGAATGGCCCTGCGCCTACCAAGATCAAGTTTGGCCGCGACATCTGGCGTCCGGTAGTGCTGGCAGGCGACGGGGGAAACATCTTCTGGCAGAACATTCGCATGACGGGCATTGACTGCATCGGTCTGATGAACTACCTGATGACACTCAAGCACTGGCGCGCGAACGCAGGCGAATGCTACCTATTCTACCAATTCAATGCCAAGAAGCCAATCGTGCCCAAAGACTTCTTTAAATCGCGAGAGCCAGTAACCACACCTTGCGATCCGGGTGGGAGGGAGTGAGTAATTTTATTTGCTACACAGTTTTGCTGTTGGTAAGTGCATTCGGGGTCCCTACCCTGAAATCTCAATTGAAAGGTGGTAAGCCTTGGAAACAGAAGAAATGAAACGCCGTACCGACATTCCCATGCAGGCGAGCACTCGCGGCGAAGATTGCTGCAATGAGCGTCCCAGCGATGAGTACATCATCCGCGAACTTTTCACGTATCACCCGCCGAACGTGATGCAGCAGAAGGCGTATGAGAACTTGCGCTCTGCGGCAAAGCATATGGCGGAAGTGATCCTCAACACGGTGCCGAGCGGAGCAGATCGCACGGCGGCGATTCGCAAGTTGCGCGAAGCCATCATGACAGCGAATGCCGGAATCGCTCTGCGCGGTCTTTCACTCTAACCACGAGCAAGCCTGAGTGTGGGTAGGGACCCGTTCGACTCACACTCAGGAGATGCTTTGTAGCAAATAAGTGGCGAAAGGAACGAGGAGCGAATGAGAGTTGAATGGCTGGTTTTCGCACCGATTCCAGAGGGCTACGAAGATACCTATGTGCCGATTCCGCCTGCGAAGTACAGTGGCGAACTAGTTGGAACGGTACGAAGTTTCTCTCGCGGCACATTGGCAGTCGTGGCGATGGATGATGGAAGTTTTCAGCAGATAGAGCTTGATCGGATTAGGCATACCGGGGTGACCAAATGACGAACGAGGGACGGGCACGCGTGGTGCATTGCAAGAGGGAAAAGTTCGACGTGTACATTGGCCGACCGGGATTCTGGGGCAATCCGTTCAAGGTGGGTGTGTACGGCGACCGCGAACGCTGCATTGAGGCGTATCGAGAAATGATTATGGCCGACGAGCGGTTGATTAAAAAGGCCAAGGAAGAACTAAAAGGTAAGGTACTCGGTTGCTGGTGTGCGCCGAAACCCTGCCACGGGGACGTTTTAGTTGAGATCGCAAACCGGGGAGACTGAATCCATGCCAGAGAGCGGGGGAGTGCCGACAAGGTGGGAACTAGATTTCGCTTGGGCCATCGTTAACAGAACAGACGCCAACCACGATGCAATTCCGTTGATTGTGGAGGAAATCAGAAAGTTTATGTCACCAGCAGAGAGCGCGGAGAGATGCCCGACGTGCAATTCGCCCAGCCGAAAGAATCGGCATTGGTGGTGCACGGTTGAATGCTGCGGATGTGAAGACCCTTGGCACGACGGGCGGGCAGCAGAAGGAGGAACGGTGAATGCGAGAACAGATGGCAGCAACAATAGTATTCATGTTTCTGGTATTTGTGGTGGGGCTATGGCTGAAGCATCGAGGAGAGTAGAGACGGGCGCATCACCCTCTACGGAGCCCCCGCGATGCTTAACATGCGGAAGCACGAAGCGCGACAAAGTGCGGGTGGCGTTCACAGGAGAACTCGTTCCCAATGGCGGCCCGTATGTGAATTGTCCGGATACTTGGCATGTGGCACCCTCTACGGAGCGGGCTGGGCAGGACTGGGAACGTGAAGCGAACGCTTTCCGAAATATTGCAGCGGCACTATCGCAAAAACTCGATAAAGAAGGATTCAAACATCAGTGGGACAGAGCCGGGAATGTGACTTTTACTGAGGCATCCGGTCAGGAAGGGCGGCGGGAGGAACTCAGGGCGGGAATGACTGAAGAGGCGCACACAAGGGTCAAGCGAACGATTGACACGTTATGCGAATGCAGCGATGGATGGAAGAAACGTGCGGAGCGATCCGAGGCGGAGCTGGCACGGGTCAGGGAGTTGGTAAACAAAGCTCCTGAATATGTAGAGATGGGCACACTGAGCACAGTGAAGTGGCTTGAGGAATTGCGTGAGGCTCTGGGCATCTCAGAGCGCGGGGCAGAAAAATAGGGGCGGATCTCTCCGCCCCTGAGTCGGCATTTCCCAAAAATCAGAAACGAAAATTTGGTCCGATGGCGATGCTGGGATTCCAATGCTGTGTATTTGGTCCCGCATAATTGGGCAGATAGTTTGCCTGCGCTTCAAAGCCGATATTGAAGCTGGTAGAGCCTGCAGGGGCATATCTGAGGAAAAAGCCAGCCCTTCCGCCCCAGCTAGTTTTCGCCGCGGCTTTCACGACTCCAAGGCTTGAAGTAACTCCCGCTTCGAAATTTCCGCCGGTCAGCGACGTGTGATTCTGCAGATACTTCGCGACTGACGGGAAGGCGCGGTCATAGCGTCCGCCGATGAATGTCGACTCTCCGATTAGGGTAGTCTCTCCGAAGCGGTTGTTGGCCGTCAGCGGGAATAAGGCATCTGTCTCTGCGCCGGATATGCTGGCGCCAAGATTCGGCAGAGAGACCGGCGTAAGGTTAAAACTAAAAGTTGTGGTCTCGAAGGCATTCGGCGGGGCTTGCGCGAACGCAGCCGCGGTCAGAATGCACACTAAGGCGATAATAGAAAACTTCTTCATGCTTGAATTCTCCTGATTTGAGTTTGGGGATATTGCGGGACTACTTCTTTTCAATGTCCGCGGCTTGGACTTCTGCGGACGTGGAGTGCTCATCTTGACCCTTGGCGGCGACTCCGACGATAACCCCGCCGACCGCGCCGATGCAGACAAACGTCAAAGCTAGCCAGCCGGGAAGACGGTAACCAGCTTGCGCGACAATCAGCGGAACGCCAAGGCATCCGCCCATGATTCCGCCGACGGTAGTAAGCCAATTCTTTCTCATAAATCCCCCTAGACCGAAATTTCCCCCGTCACGTCTGGGTAAACGATTCCGGAAACCACTTCTAAATTCACGTCGCCGGACTGGTAGACCCTTTCCCGCGTGACGCGATCCATGATGATGCAACCGTGCGAAGCTAGATGTTCGCCGGGGTGTTCTCTTTCGTCGCCATGCACTAGAAAACCCGTGCGCCCGAAGGTCTGCGTGCCCTTCTGCGGGGAAAGTCGGAGGCAGTAAGGCCCGTGTATCCCGTCAAACGGAGGCCCTGAAATCGTCCACAAACCGCAGGGAATCGGACCTTCGTTCAGAACGGCTTGCTTCTCTGGGTTATTCAGTCCTTCACCGAAGCCCGAATAGCACGTTTTGGAGACAAGAATTCCGTCCTTATCCAGCCAGCCGTTCGATTGGTTGTAGGTCCACACTTCAGAAGCGGTTCAGGGTGAAGCTGACGAAATCGTTTGTCGCTACACTGGCGAATTTCAATGTGCAGGTAGTCGCACTGAGGCCGGATTGAGCCGCCACAGTGCCAGCGGTGTAGTCAGAGCCGGAGCAGGCCCAGCCGTTGGTCGCGGTTCCTCCGGGAGTAATAACGATCGTGCTGGCCGCTGTGCCTCCGGTGCACTTGATCGAACCGCTCCAACCTGCGCCGGTCTGGGTTGAAAGGGTAGAACAGGCTCCGGTCCCCGTGATCCCTGCAGCGGCTCCGCTAGCATTGGGCGGAAGAGGGATGGAGATAAAATTCCCTCCAGCATCGCTGATGCAGGTCGTCACGCCTGTCGTGCAGAGGTCAGACTCGAGTCCAGTGATTCCGTGACTGGCGGCATCAATCGAGATTCCGACTGTCATCCCGCCGCCGCCGTTGCTTAAAATCGTGCCGGTGATGGGGATGCTAGTAGAGCCGGTCATGGTGATTCCGGTCGCCCCCGCCGCTCCAGTCACGGTGACATTCGAGATGTGCCCCGTCGTGACACCATTGAAGACAATCGGCGTTGCGCTTATTCCGTAAGTGCTCGAGTCCGCTAAAGTGATGTTGGTGGAGTTGTGGGCCAGAAAATTCGGAACTGCGGTATAGGCGTACATCCCCACGTTGACCGCGGTCACGTTGCTCGAGGATTCAATATCAATATTGTCCACGCATCCTACGTTGCAGGTGTCCCAGCCGCCGGTAATTTGTACCGCCCCGCCGACTCCGTTGATCTTGATGCAGTATTGAAGGCAGCCATCGTTGATCACATCCACGAGATGAATGTCGGAACTGCCAAAAAAAACGCCGCTGGTCTGGTTGATGTTGATTCCGGTATCGACAGAGGCAGTCTCGAAATGGTTAATATGAAGGTCGTTGGTGGAGGCTCCGTTGGCGGAGAGCCCAACCATTGAATAAGAACCGGAGTGGGGAAGATTGCTGGAAGTCCCGGAATTGCGAATTCGTATCGAAGGATTTTGCACCGTCGAACTGTCTAAAAAGAATCCGATCATGGCTCCGCTGGTTTCCGTGACAGTCCCGAAACCCCAACCCGCCTCGCAGTTCTCGATATATCCTGTTTGGCTCGAACCGACTCCGTTGAAATAAAACGGATAGATGGAATCCACAGAGACGACGCTGTCTACTTGAGTCCCGTAGGTGTTAACGACACTCAGACCTTTTGCCGTGCCGCTGGGCGCAACGGTGCGGGCCAATCCCAGGTATCGCACGGAATTGTTATAGAGCGTAGAGGGCGCCACAGATCCAACGATGTCGATAATGTCGGCCGAGGCGCTGGTAGAAATCAGTTGTGTAAGGTTCGTCGGATTCGACCAGAAGGAATTCGCCAAAAAATAGGAAGCGGCTCCGGAAATGCCGACTCCCGAGCGGTTGATCGTGAGCGCCCCGCTGATCTTGTAACCTTTTCCCTGAAGCAGACACACACCATTTGCAATCGTGTTCAGGCAAAGCTGTATCGCTGTCGTGTTGTCCGTTCCCGTGCTTCCATTCCAGTCTCCGACTGCTCCGAAGGCTTCGACGGGATAAGTCGGCGTCACCGATCCGCCGCGCATCACCTGATACGAATATCCGGAAAAGCCTGCGCCTGTGACTGTGACGGTCGCCATGGGAGTCGTCACGGGCAGGGCAAAAATAAAATTCCCGTTCGCATCTGCCGTGAAGGGATTGCTTAATGGCTGCGCCAATGCGGAATCGCTGTAAATCGAAACCGTTGCCGGAGTGCAGGGAATTCCGGCGCTATTCGGGGGGCAGACCGTGATCGTCGCCCCGGCCATGGGTTGCGTCAGGCCGTTGACGGTTTTCAGGGCCATCTGTGGGGAAACAAATGTGCCCTGTCCCAAGGCGAACGGGCAGAAAATCAGAAAAGCCAGAAGATATTTATTCATGGGGATGAATTTTTATTGATAGGTAGCGGTGATGGTGAACGCGGGATTCTGTCCGCAGCCGACCGGAACAACCGTCGTGCCTAGTCCGAACTGATGTCCGGCTGTCATGGCGACGGAAATTGCGCCGGAGTCATAGATTCCCGTTGCGGTTAGATTGATCGTCTGATTCAGGGTCGACGATCCGGTAATGTCGACGACCCCCGCCTTGGCGTTCGTACCGCAGCCGGTTCCCGCCTGATAAACGTTCGCAACGACTCTAATCAAGGTATGGGCGTTGACAAGCACAAAGACAGGGCAGGCGACGGCGGCGGCGCAGATAGAAAGCGATGGAGCCATGGCGGTGAAAGTGGTTTCCGGTCCGCTTGCTCCGGTGATATTGGCTCCATTCCAGAGAAGAAATTGACCCGCGCTGGGCGCGGTCCCGAGAGGAAGAGCAGAAGCCCCGAAATGTAACTGAATAACCTGATCTGAAGAATTGATGTCGACGCCCTGCGCTGCGATGACCTGCTTCGACCCGCCATTATTAAACATCGCCAGCCGATGCGTCGCCGAGTCCGCGCAGAGATAATCAAAAGCTGCGCCCGATGCGCTGCAGGCTGCCTCTGGAAGCTTGAAGGAATTTGTCGCCCAAGCTAGAACGTCGGAAGAGTCTTTTGTGATGCAGAGGTTTGAGGAGTTCGCCGCATTCCGGAAGCAGAGCGCGAAATCCCCCGAAGCGACGCGGACAATCCCAGCCGTGGCCGGTACGGAACTTCCGGTGACAAGCGTACCGGTAAACGTCCCCGAGGAGCTTCCGCCGCTTCCTGTAGATCCGCCGGGAACCTGATCCACAGAGAAAAGCACATCGGCCGGAGCGCAGGTTGCGCCGTCATTCTGGGAGCACAAAACAAACTTATAGAGATTCGCCGTGGTCAACCAGATGGATACGCGCGCGCCGGAGCCGAATGGGATGGGATTGGGATTTGCGATTAATCCCGTGTAATCGGTGAACGTGGCAAGCTGAGAAGTCGTCCCGGCGGTGTAGGAGTAGAGAACGCCCGACGTCAGTGGCTTCCCGTTGTTATCGAGAAACTGAGCATTCCCGATGCCCATGAACGGCGAGACCTGACAGTGAGCCGCGCCCATCAGGAGAAGAACGAAGACCCAGAGACGGAGGGCCAGAAAGCCCAGTTCTTTGAAGAAGTTTTCAGGTTTCATCTAATTGTCGCCGTTTGTTCTCTTGGCTTGGGTGTTACTTTTCAAAGGGTTGGAGAAGGCGAAGAATTGACCGATGATTTGGAGCGGTTTTCAATTCGCCGTCGGCCTGATTTTGGCTTGGCTTGTTTTCTGTGTTTTTCTGCCGGTATTCCTTACCGCTTTTGCTGCGATCTGCAAAGGGATCAGTGCAGGTCGGCCAGCTTCTTCCCCGACTTCACCGCATCCAGCATCGTTTGAAGCGGGTCCACCAAATCAGGAGATGACGGAAGAGGAGATGGAGGAGATACGACTGGCTTCGCTTGACCCGCACTGCGGAGCGCCGCACTAGTTCTTGTCAGTTGCGTTTTGGGAATCTTCACGTCTGGGAAATAGGTCTGCAGTGTCATCGTGTCCCAAGCTTCTTCTCCGATATCCGGAAAGACATGGCGGAAACGGGTGTTTTCGAGATACTGCGCCCGTACCTCTTCGAGTTCTTCCGGCGAAAAACTGCTGACAATTTTCGCAATGAGAAGCTTGTTTGCCGGTCCTGCCTTCAGTTGTGATTCTTGCGTGACATTCAATCCGCGCGCCTTTGCAATCTTCATAAGCGTCGAGTTTTCTCTTCCGCCTAGAACGTGGGTCAATGCGCTTTCTCCGCTAAGGGTTCTCGGAATTCCTTCGCCGGATGGCGTGACCTGCGGAGAAGGCTGCGCGATGGATTCGACCATGCTCCCGGCCGCGCCGGGAGTTGGCGCCGCTTCCACTTGCCCAGAGAGCATCAAACCGCTCCGCGCTGGAATTGGCTGCGCTGGCGGTCGGATAATCTCCGGAGAATTCATCCCCGGGAGCGTTCGCGATTCGCTGATGAGGGACGGGTTTAACTGTTCCGGCGTTGCCGTCGGATATGGCGCCCCGGGATAAACCGGCTCCGGCGCTTTCATGCCTTTCTGGAATGCGCCTAAATAATCCTGAAACGAAGGGCGTCGAACTAAATGCCCCAGAACCGGAACCCGCGCGACGATGTCCTTACTGGCGATCCCCAGAACATTTTGCAGGGCATTTCCTAGACGGCTTTGCCGAACTGCGCTGACTGCTGCGTCAGTAACTCCCGCCCCGACTGCTCCCCCGGCTAAGCTTCCTAAGTCTTCACCAATTTCCTGTCCGAAATCTCCCGCGCCGACAGTCTCCGCCAGCTTCTTCCCTCCGGCGGCTCCTGCGGTTCCGCCAAGAATTGCTCCGATCAATCCCGGCACGGTTGCATAAACGACGCCGGGAATTGATGCACCCAGAGCGCCCATCTTTGCGCCTTCGTAGAACGCCTGCCCCGTAGAGTGAATATTCTTCGTGGGGTCTACGGTCATGTTCCGAATCCGCGCGTTCGGCACGGTTCTAGGGTCGCTCAATCGCAGCGGTTCAACTGCTGGCGGAGGCAGACTGAAATCAATCGCAGCCGGAGGCGGTTGCGAGAAATCAATTTGAGTTGTTTGTAGTTCGCCCATTAGTCAGGAACGGAGATCCCCTGCGCCTTTGCCTGTCGTTTTACTTCGGCTTCGGTGACGTTATGCCCCGCGGCATAAGCGCTGATCTGCTCCGCGGTAAGCGATTTCGGCAGTTCTTTTGGAGCGCCTTTTGAAACTTCGGTGCCATATTGCCGCTTGAGGAATTGATTGTTTCCGATGCGGGAATCTCTTTGGGATTGAACCGCGTCGCGGGTTGCTTTAATTGCATCGGCTCTTTGTTCTGGGCTGGAAGCTGCCCCGAATAGCGTTAAAGCCGCGTCTCGCGCGTGGTCGGAGGCATTCCCGCCGCCCATGACTTTTCCGTAATCGTCAGCGACTCCGAGCGCCGTCGCCGCATATCCGGCTAACGGACCTTTGCCGCGCGCAAGCTTCTGCCAGTCGTCAACCGAATTCAAAACCGGGAAGTCGTGCTGCGGAATCGTCTTTCCAAGCTTTTCCAGTTGGTCAAGCGTTCCGCCTTTGCCAATCAGAGAATTTGCGGAGCCGAAGAACTGATTAGCCGCAGGGGATTTCGCGACGCTCTCTGCGATGATTTCGTCTGCTGGATTGTAAGCTGGGGTGATTTTCTGTGCGGCTAATACCGCCTTTTCGATGAATTGCGGAGTCGTGCCGCGCGTCTTCAAGTCGGCCAAAGTCAAAGATCCGTCGGCAAGCATCTTCCCGGCTACGTTCGGGTCGCCTTGCGCGGCTTGCTGGCGTGCAGTGGCTTCCATATTTGCCTTTTTGCTGGCAAGTGCTAGTGCTTCCGGACTGCTTTCGACGTCTAACTTGGCTTGCGCTTCCGCCCCTGCTTTTTTCGCCGCGCCTTCCGGGGTTGCGTTCTCCGCTTCTGCTTTCGCTTTGTGGAAGTCGGCAATCTTCGAATCCAGTCCGATCAGTGTTGCCATGGCCGGGAGATGTTCTAAGTCCGCCCCGTAGACGTGGGCAATGTCTTCCTGCGGCACTCCCGCGTAGGCATTCGGATTCTTCACAAGATCCTGCTTCAGGTTCGCCAAGGCTTCCGGAGCTTTCCCGGCTGGCAGGTCTAACACTCCGGCGATTTTGTCTGCCAGAACCTTCATTCCCTTTTCCCGAATAGAGGCATTCGCTTCGCCGGTTTGGGCGATGTCTTTCTGTGTGGCGGCGATCTTCTGCGACCGTTCGATGAAAGACTGCGTCATCTGCATCGCGTCTTTAGGTAAGACGCCTTTCGAAATCAGCGCAGACGTCAGGGCGTCCGGATCGAAGCCGAAGCCGCTTGTCTTTGCCTTGTCCGTCCCGGTGAAGTTCTCCAAAAATTTCGGGTCTGACCACGCGCCGACCATGGCTTTTTGCGACTGCATCTCTAAATTCTGCATTTCGGTCGCGGTCTGCGCCTGTTTCACCTTTTCCTGTGCTTCCTGAAGCTGCAGGGGAATCAGTTGTTGCTGACCCATCAGATTCTTCAATTGCAGTTGTTTCCCGTAGGTGTCCAAGGCAGAGGGCATCTGCGGGATTTCGGGATTAAAATTCGGGAGCGCTGGAAGCTGAAAGGGCATTTTATTAGACCTGCGGCATGGTGGCCGTTCTGTAATTTCCCATCAGGGCGGAGATTGGGAGCGTCCCATTGCCATTCGGATCGAAGCCCGGGAAGCTGGGCGTTCCGTAATTGGGCGTGCTGGGCATGTAGGACGGCGTCCCAATCCATGCGTAGGGGTCAAAGGTGCTTGTCTGGGAACCTCCGCCGCCATTCCCCAAGAGAGACCCTAAGGTCAGACCGCTTCCGATGGCATTCGTAATCCCGGGGAGAATGGAAGAGTAGGCATTCGCTTGCGCCATGGTGCCTTGAGCTCTGGCGGCGCCCATCTGCCCATAGAGTGAAGCGATATCCCCGCCCATATTCGCCCTGAAGCTGTTCGCGTTCTCCGTCGCTCCCAGTCCCATCCCCGCCTGCCCCATTAATCGGGCATAGGTATCGTTTTGGTTGTTCAGGAAGGATTGATAGGCGGAGTTGTACTGGGTCAGGGCGTTATTGAATACGTTCTGATAATTGGTCGACGCTGTTCCCTGCGCGAAGTTGTTCAGGTCCGCTAAGGTCCGGCCGGTCAATAAGCTTCCCCGCCCCGCGGCGGAGTTTTGCATGGCGTCTTCGCCGGTATGGAGTTGGAACTGATAGCTGGGAGTCTGTTCCGCTTCGGCTTCGGTCGGCGCCGTGAATTGCTGAGTCCATGGCGTCAGAAGCCCTTGCCCCGGCGTTCCTAATAGGCTGGAAAGGGTTGTCTGTGCGCCATAGCCGCCGATCTGGTAAGGGTTGTAACCTTGAAGCCCTTTCGCTTCGTCTTCCTTCAGACTGCCTTGGGCTTGCTGCAAAGCCTGTAAATATTGCTGTTCCGCTTTCGATGCGGCGCTTCCGCCGAAGAGTCCGCCGAAGAGTGACCCTAGAGCCCCGATACCAGCGAGAGCTAACGTTGCCATTTTATGAGCGCTCCATGATGAGCAACTGAGAAGAATTAGTCAGATTCAAGGTCGTCCCGTTGGGCCCTTTGATCGCGAAGTAATAGCGATACTGCTTCGTCACATCTAAGCCGGCGTCGAGAAAAGAGAAGGCTGCGCATTGCGCCTGACCGCTTACTGTCGCTCCCCCGGTGAAGGCATCCCCGCCGACGATCACGTCTGAGCCGCCGGGGGCGGCGCCGTTCGCAGGAATTGTTCCCAGAGTCCGATAGACGTAGAGATAAGCCGGACCGGTGGAATTGATATTGAACGAAACTCGCGCTTTGACCGTAAATTCCGCATACCGCCGGGGTTGAAGCTGGCCGACTCCGAGGCCCGTCGACTGGATTGCTCCGTTGCAGTTGATTGCGGTCGCATTCGTGGAAGCTGAAAGCCGATTTAAAACGGGGCGGTTAAATAGATCATCAACGCCCTGCAGCCATTTCGTTCTTGGGGAATTCGGGTCTCCCGTCGATCCGTCCCAATGTGCAGGAATCAGGCTTTCAAGTAAGCGCCGCATCTAGGCAATGCGCGCCATGCTCTTCGCATAGCGCTCTTTTTGATCCTGTGTGCCATTCACGTAGGCGTCGGCAATTCGCCAAGAAATCGGGTCAGAGACCGTGACCTTTGGCGTCCAAGAGCGCCAAGACCCCAAACGCCGATCAATGGCGACGGCCTTGAAATTTCCCGCTTGTCCGCAGGGAATCATCCGTTCCGGTCCGAAGGTCTTTCCGAAGTCTTCCGAATAGGAAAACATCGCCAAAGGGTCACGGGGATTACCGAAGGCATCTTTCAACGGCGGTTGCGGACCTAAGCCCATCTCAAAATCCACTTGAAATTCATTGATTCCCACGGGGATCTGTCCGCCTTCGTTTGAAATCGTGGGCCCGACGCGCGTCCGGATGATTGCCGCGCCGTTATCCGTTAGATTGGTATCGTTCAAGAGGAAAACTTTTCCCGAAGTCCGGTCGCCGATCAGATGACCGCCCAGCGCTGCGTTATAGGTATTCGACCGTTGTAGATGGGCTCCCTGAACTCCGTAAGCCCTGCGATGCCACATCCCCAGATCCGCATCAAGCGTCCATGTAGCATTCGCCGTGGGGAACCACAGATCAAAGAAATTTTGTCCCGATTCCTGTCGGAACATTCCGACCGCGTCTGTCACGGTGTTATGGGAAAGCCAGTATTCAAGCGCTGAATCCGAGATCCTTTGCGGGATGTATCCATTCAGGGCGTAAACCGTCGGGCCGCTCTTGTCATCTCCGCCGATCCACGCTAACGTCCGTCCGCCGCGCGCCGTCTGGATTCTGGTAGCCGAGAATTGCGCCAGAATTCCAATATTCAGAACTCCGCCGCTGGTAACGTCAAAGGGGAACAGGGGTGCACCGGAAACGTAATAGGCCGCGGCATGCTTCGCCCCGAGTAACCAGATCAATTCATTGCATTCGATGAGCGCCAAAAGCTGATCTGAAAAGATGGAGACTTGAGAGACCGCCGTTCCCGGCCATGTCGTAGCATCTTCAACTGCGGAGACGCTCCAAGAATTTCCAGAGCTTAGGGCGCAGAAAAAGCCAGCCAGAAAATCAACCATTAGCACGTTTGCCGGGGGAGTTGTGAGCGCTTGAAAGGTATTTGAGACGAGAGAAAAGACGGTCAAAGTTCCGCCGGAGCAGATGAGAAGCTGGGAAGGATAATTTCCGCCGACCGTCCCGCCGCAGACCATTGTCACCGGAAGCCCATCATCGACGATATTGTTATTACCGCCGAAGCCCCCGAAGTCTGTTACTCCGTTTGTCGTCAGTTCAATTAAATGCGTTCCGGCGACTTTGAAGGTTCTCCCGTTGAAAGTCCCCGAGCCTCTTACGCCTGTCGGATAATTTCCCAGATTCGCAAAAAGCGAGAGTCCCGAAGTCGGCAGAAGGATAAAGGGAACGCGCGCGTTCGGAGACTCTATCTTCTGGGGATACCAGTTGATAAGCTGCTCATTCGCCGCCAGAGGAGACGGGGAAGCATAAGCCGGACCTACAAAACCGAAGCGCATTTAGTTTCTAAGACCCCGGCTAGCGGTTGAAGTGTAGATGTTCCCTGACTTTCCGCCGGAGCCGATGATGGCTTCATCGCATACCGCTTCTTTTGCCTTCACATTCAATCCGCGAATCGCGGCGAGAGAGTTGGCGGCGATCTTCTGCACTAACGGGAGCTTCGTCAGGTCGCAGGGAAACTCCGCCGCCAGATCTAACGCTAGGTTGTATCGAATAGCGCGCGGATATCCCGGCGGGAAAGTGAACTGTGAAGTCAGATCCGAGAATTGCGTCAGCGCTTGCCACAAGTAAAGGACGACCGGATTCGCCTGCGTCGGCACCGGCCAGAAGGTCAGCGAAATATCAGGGAAGCTTTCTTCGACGTAGCAGACCTGCGGTAAAAGTGAAGGCGTGGACTTGTTCGCGACGCTTTGCCATCTGACATCGTCGTACATATCCATGGCGAGTTCTACGGGCGTCTGCTGGGAAGCGGAATACATAATAGAAACCCGCTCCAATCGCGGCGGACGGGGCAGAAAAAAATCTTCGTTCCCGGTCAGATTCCCCAGTGTGTAGGTCGCCTGATTCGCTTTCAGCATCAGGGTTGCCTGATTCTGATTCAATGTGACCCGCGGCACTACGTAGACCAAAGTCCGGTCAACGCCCCATGCGTCCAGCATGTCGTTCAAGACTTGCTGGCAGTCCGTGAGTTCCGCCCCGGATAAATTCAATCCGGAGCGGAGCGCGCCCACAAGCCGCAGGGCGGACTTGATGAAGTCCGTTGCAGTGCGGGTAACGGTGCCGACGGGTCCGAGATCAGGCATTTAGTGTGCGTTCTCTTTCAACCACTGCGCTTCTTCGGATTTCGAATGCACAGTCGTTGACGTCATGTAGCGGTCCCATTCCACGACCGCGGCTTGCCAGTTTGCCAAGGCGACATCTTGCGGAATGGCAAGTCCTGCCTCTGTTTTGGTGAAATCTTTCAACTGCGGCATGGGGTCTTTGCCCATCATCTTCGGGTATTCGTTTTTTTCGCGGTTGTACTGCTTGGGGACATACATCCCATGCTTCCCATCCCCGGCGACATATTCATGATGACCCCGGCGGATCTGCTCCTGCACTGCTGGGTCGTCCATGTTTCGGTTTGTAATTGGCGGCATTGCGGAGTTCTCCTAAGTGAGATTTTCGAATCAGAAAACGCGCCGATTACTCAGGCTTTGCGGCTTCTTTGTAGGCTGCTTCTTCTTCAGCCGAATTGACGACGATGGGCTGCAGTCCGACGCCTGAAGGGTGGTCGACATGGTCAACTGCCTTTGGATATTCCTGCGGTTCCTGTTCCGGAGAAGCGCGGAGAACTTTGTCATGTGCGTCAAAGGGAACCGGAAGGACCGGCTCTTTTCCATCAAGGGGCGGCATGGAGATTTCCTCTCTTAGAGAATTTGGGGTGGGCGCTGTTTCCCCGCACAGACGCCCGAAGCGGTGACACAACTTTTTACGACAGACGGCTTGGAATCCACTTCGAACTAGCTACGTTCCAGCAGAAAGTAACTGGCGTCGTAGCCGCCGTCGTGGTTCCGGCAGTGGCGATATTCCCCGCGGCGGTCCAAGTCCAAATTCCGGTAGGGTTGGCGGTGAAGCATCCGCCTGTGGTCGTATCAAACCCCACTGGAATATTGAAGCCGGTAATCGCCGCAGTGCCGCTGATGTTGAAATACGGTCCGGAAGGCGTGATTGCCCCGGCCGCAGAAGCGACAGTCGCGGTCTGTACCCAAGTCGCCGGAGCAGAAAGCGGATTCTGCCAGCCCGGGGCCCAAGTACCGGTGACCGAAGAACAAAGCCACTGCGCCCCGGTCAGTACATTGATCATGGGCGTCGTGGGAGTATTCGCCGCCGTGCACGCCCCGCCGAGGGGCATATCAGATTGAAGGAAGCCCGAAGAGTTTGGATTTCCTCCGTTCGCCGAGTTATAGGCCGGAGCAATCAATACGAGCGCTCCGCTGATGTGCGGATGCGCTTGTGTTGACAGGTATCCGCGGATACCGCAGACCTGCTTTGTGTTTGTATTGACGGTCAGCACTCCAAGCGCTTCCCGGTCCGAGTAAATGACGCTTACCGGAGTACCGGGGAGAGTCGGCGCGCTGATGCCGGTGACGGCGGTCAGCGTCCAACAATTATCAATGACGCTTGTCGTCCCGTTGTACCCTGCCGGACCGTTGACGGCCGCGGAGAGGGTCGTTGTGGTAAGTGCGGTCTGGGCTGCAGCCAGTTCGACGCCCGGGAAAATCCCGGCATAGCCAAGTACCAAGACGTCAAATAGCGCATACCAGAAGAGAGCTTTCAAGAAGCGATTCAGGTTGCGATTCATGGTTGAAATTTTTCTCCTGTGTGGATTTTTCCTGCGCTGAACTAGCTGGCGATCCGGACGGCGCCCTGCGGATACATCGTGATCCATCCGCCTAGCACGTCAAGACGCATCAATAATCGATCCGTGTTGATGTCCGGCTGTGCCCACATGCGGATAGCTAAGCCGAGTTCTTTATCAGCCGCCATTTCCATCATGTGCTGGTTGTCGTACATTTCGAGATCCGCGCAACCGAAGCAGAAAGCCTCCGGATGGAACGCCAGACCGCGGAATGACTGAACCGCCGACGCGCCCTGCACAGTGACCGCCGCCGAGTTCGCCGGGGAGACGTCAACCGTCTGATAAGGACCGGCCAGCGTGATCCCATCGCCGTCGACGCAGGCAATCGGAATCGTGACCGCTCCGCCGCCGGATGACGTTTGATTCGCAGTGACTACGAAGGGCCGCAAATCACCGGTAGACTGACGGGTCAGAGGGTTGATTCTGTGGACGCCGGCAAAAAAGACGATGTCCCCAGCGACTAGGACGTTGGTGATGTTATTCGACCACGCCTGCGTCACGATGGAAGAGCCGGTCTGATTGGCTCCGTTGACTGTCGGCGTTCCGCCCTGCGTTCCTGTAGTGAACGTCGGAGCATTCTGCGTCATAAACCAGTCGAAGCCGAGACCCTTTGCCACAAGGCCCTTGAAGTAGTCTTCTTCGCCGCCTTCGCCTTTTGCCAAGTTGCGCAGGAAAGCAAAGTTCGCCGTGCCTGAGCCGGTTGCAACAAGGCCCTGAAGTGCCGGGAAGATGGAGCGCTGCATTCTCGGAGAGATGTGCACCGAGAGCCCCTCTTCATCGTCCACGGGGAAGCCTTCGTCTGCCAAAACCTGCAGGGCGTTTAGATAGGTATCTGCCGTGTTCGGGACCGTTCCCGGTGTGCCCACTTCGGCCGGGACGTTGACGAATTGCTGCAAGCCGTCGAAGTCGATATCGTTTGCCAACTGAACGATTTTCGGCTTCGTAACGCGGTTGGTAAAATCGTCCAAAGAAAGCGCCAAATCAGACGACGTGAAAGCGCATGCTTGCTGGTACTGCTTATTCAGGAGTAAAGGAACGGAGCGCTCAATGTAATCCTGAAGCTGAATCCCCTGACCCGCAGTCGAGACGGAGCGCGCGGGTTTGCGGATGTTCAACACATAGCCGATCTTCGCGCCAGACTTTCCAAATTTGTCGTCATAGCGCCGAACGACTTTCTTCGTGAAGGAAATCGAGTTTTCAAGCACCATCAGGTTCTTGAAGCCGATTTCCTGATTCGTGAGTATCAGGTTTGCCAAGGGAATCTCCTGTGATTACCGTCCGGCGCGCTGGGCTCTCTTGAAGGCCCTGTAATCGCGGCTTGCGGCCGCATCGCGCGAAGTGGCGGTTGAGTTGGTGGCCGAAGTGCTTACCGGGACAACCGGCGCCGGGAGTTTCGGCCGGGGTTTTGGTGGTTCGCTCGTTCCCTTCGGCGGCGTCTTCGTCTTCAGCCTGTCGTGCAGGCGAATGACTTCCCGCGTTGCCTGATCGGGGAACATAGCGTTTAGTTTTTCGAGTTCGTCTGGGTGTTTCGCAAGGTAGTAGGACACTCGCGGACCTTCTTCCAGACTCAAAATCGCGACGTACACGGAAGCGCTGACCGGGGATTCTCCGAATTGTTCAAGGGTGTCATTCCAGTCCGCATATTCCTCTTTGATTTCGTCTTTGGCGGCTTGATAGTTCGAAAGCATTTCCCGCTGATGGGTCTCGATGGCTTTCTTCGACTCTTCGCCCTGTTCTTTCTGCCGTTGCAACTTGTACCGGTATTGAAATTTGGCTTCTTCAAATTCTTCGTCGGTCTTGAAGTCTTCGCGCTTCGGTGCCTTCAATTCTTCCGGCTTTGGCTCCGTTGGCTTTTTGCCTTCAAGCGCCGCCAGTCGCTCTTCCAGCTTCTTGTTTTCTTCCGCTAGTTTTTTGGTGGCTTTCTCAATCGCCTTCTGAGTGCGGGATTTGCGGGGAAGGGCTTCCAGCCGTTTGCGCTCTTCTTCTTGCCGTTGCTTTTCTTCGGCGTCTTCCTGTGCGGCTTCAAATTCCGTTTGGGCGGATTCAAATTCTTCGTCGGTCTTGAAGTCTTCGCGCTTCGGTTCGACCGGCGCCGTGGGCTCTTCTATGGCTGGTTTGTCGGCTTCGTATCCGTTATCGGCCAAAACTTTTTCGATGGCTTCCTGTGTGGCGCCTACACTTCCAGAACTCAGAATTATCCCTGATGGCATCGCTTCTCTCCTGATGTGGGTATGCGGTTTATCTGGGTTTTTACTGCATCATCGAACAGTAACTTCCCTGCTTCACAACTACAGTGTCGGCACCGGCTTGGGTGTAAAAGCCGATGATGAAAGATGAAGGCGCATTTGCGCCCACGGTGATATAGCCGTCGACGCTCCAAGGTAATTCTGTGGTCAGAGTTCCCGCGGCGACGGCATAGATGGAAGTTGCGGTCGCGCTATTGGTCACGACGCCCGAAGAGCTTCCCGCGGTCGCCGTCGCCGACGTGGAGACCTGTGCGTGAAGGTTCCAACTGACCGATGTGACCGGAGCGACCGCCGCGGCGGAGATCCCAATTCCCGCTCCGGCCGTATTTTGCACGGTAGTTCCGGAGCAGTGCACGCGATAGGTCTGATTGGCAAAAAATCCTTTCAGGGTGAAGGTCTGATTCGCGGTCGCCGGGGTTGTGGCGGCGATTCCCGCAGTGTCGGCGCTCAAGGTCAGGGCATTCCCAGAGAGGAAAAAACCCGCCTGTGGACAGTTGGAGAAATTCCCGAAGCCGGGGACTGTCGAATTGACGGTTGAGCAAAGCGTATTAGAGCCGGAAGTCTGAATCGCCGACCATTCGACCATATATTGCGAAAGGTTCAGCACGTCCGCCGGTCCCGCGGTGAAAGCCGGTCCGACCGGATTGTCATCGACTAACGAGTAATAGGAATTAAACGAAGTCGGCGCATCGGTGACGCTGTATTGCTGCGATGACACCGTCGAAAGGGAGCTATTCCAGTAGTCGTTGAAGAACTTGATATTTGTCGGATGGTAGTTCTGGAATTGCCCTGTGATGTTTGTGATGGCGTTCGGTTCACCGTAGCTATCAATGATATTCAAGCCGTAAACCGGTTGACCTAGACCCGCGCAGATATTGGTCTGCGACCGCTCAGTGTGCCCGTCCATCACCGTCGTTCCGAAGTAATTCGTTTCCAGTCGAAGACCGCAATTCGGGAGCCGCATCACTGCGGTTCCGACGTTGGAACTGATGTAGGGGTAGTCGTATTGGGAGACGGCTGATGAATAGTCACAAGTGTAATTTCTGAGACCATGGCCGAAGCCGCCGCCGCCGTAGACGCATTCCGTTCCCAGATCGACGCCCGGGATGTAGTAACTATATGTGCCGTTGGCCGGGGGATTCTGAATCGTCACCGTCAGTCCCGCCATGGCGGTCTGCGTTCCGGAACCGGCCGACCCCGCGGTAATCGCGGAGCCGCCAATCGTTGAAGCTACCGAAAACTGCGTAGCTCCTAAGTTGGTAGAAATGACGTAATACGTTGTGCCGGGAGTGAAGCCGGTCGGAAGTGTTCCGGTTGTGGCGAAGTGAATCGGCAAACCAGCGTAAAGGCCGACGGTCGTCCCAATACCAGAGATGACTGCAGAGCCGTTGGAGAATGTGACCGTGGCCGAAGCCCCACAGGTCGAAATTCCAAAAGCCGTCGTGACTCCGCCCGTGGTCAAGTAAATCGGCGTGTTCACGGCGTAGACACAAGCCGGATTCCCTGAAACATTTAAGCCATAGAAGAAACCATTTCCTGCGGTCGTGGTCAGAACTCCGGCCGTCAAAGATCCCGTGCCGCTGGTAGCCGGGGGCGTCGCCTGATTGGGAAGCTTTCCGCTGATGGCGCGGAAGCTGTAGATCTCATCGCCGGAGTTGGTTTGCTTTGAATGGCGGTCAATACCGCGCATCGTGACCCCGGCGCAGTTAACGGCGTAAAGCCTTGTGTGCTCGTTTCCGCCCAGATCGCGATAGCAGATCACGTCGGCACTCTGGCGCGTATCAAGAATTAAATCGTGGATCTGCGCGCCCATCGGGGCATTCTGGTTAGTTCCGGAATTGTCCACGACTTCAACTATCGGGATTTCCTGATGAATCAACCCGCATCCCGACGTGCAATTTCCCGTTGCTTGGCTTCCCGCGGCAGACTGGGCAGTGAAGACGGAGATCGCAAGGCCGACCGGAACCGTCCCGCCTAAAGTGTCGGTGAAGCCTGAAATCGTCGGCGTCGATGTGCACTTTCCGGCGTGTTTGATGAAGGCGCCGTTCGCCGCGCCGCCGGAGCAGGTGATATGCAATTCAGGGTTGATGATGCAACCCGCGCCCCAAGTCGGAACGATGTTATTGCAGGTGCCGCCGCTTCCCGCGTTGGTGATCGACGTCGCCAGAATCCCATTTTCGATTGCGGCGTAAACCGTGGTCGGCGTGGGATTGAAGGGGCACTTGCTATCGTTTTGAACGCTGGTGTTCCCGGTTTGCGCTGTACCGGCCGCGGTCGACCCGCCGAAGCCTGCACCAAAGTTGATGACAAAATGCTGACCGTCGGCGGAACTGGCAACCGTCCACGAAGCATTGAGACCGGCGTTCGCCCCGGAAAATCCGGATAGGGTAACTAGGGAGCCTGCGCTGAGCCCATTCGTTCCGGTGTTGGTGAAAGTGATATTTGGGTTAGCGTAAGCGAAGCCGGTAATGGGAACGGAGCTAGAGACCTGACAAGCGGTAAAAGATCCCGCTATGGCTCCCACGCTCCCGCTATCAATCGTAAACGGGTCGCCGCCTACAATCACCATGCCTCCGCCGGAAGCATTCACCTGAATGTAGGCGCGGTCGTTGATCGTGGCACCGGATGTGCTGGCGACTGTAGAAGTGATCGGCCAGAAGAGCGACTGCGGCGCGGGACATCCCGTGACGCCGGACGGAGGGCAAGCAATAATTCGGGTCGTCTGATTGTCCGCGACCGATGCCGCATTACATCCGCCAAGGTTGTCATAGGGCGTGAGATTAAGCATGCCGACCGGCGGAGTTCCGACCGTAGCCGCTTGCGAAGTTTGCACCGGCAGATACCATGCCAGCGGACAACCCAGAAGAATATTTGCCGCGCCCGTGGTTTGCTGAAGCGCGGCATTCAGGTTGTTCAGCGTGGTAGCTCCGCAAGCTTGCGTCCCGGTGAAGCCTTCGGTATGGAAGACCCCGCCCCACTTTTGCCCACTGGTAAGCGTGCCGTTCAGGGCATTAGCTAAGGCTTGGCAGAGATCGGAGCCTAGGAACGTTGCCGATGATCCGCCAACCGTGATCGTATTTGGCGCCCCGGCGAAGGCTCCGTTGCTCGTTAATCCCGTGCTGTAGACCTGAACAAAAGCGGAGCCGGAAGAGACCGTATTTCCGCAGACCTGAAATTTCGTATATCCGGAGACCGCGACCGTGTAAGAGCCGTTCGCCGTGGCGTTCAGTAGTGTGACCGCCGCAGCCTGCCCCACAATGCCCTGCGCGGAAAGTGTCCCGGTCCAAGTCCCGCTGACGCCAAAACTCCCAGTTCCGAGTCCACTTACCGGAACCGAGACACACTGCGTAGAAGATATGAAATCCTGATTGAACTGCTGAACCGGCGGATTCTGCGCGAAGGCAAGAGAAGCGCAGGCAAACAAAAGCGCGACGATGAAAACAAATCGTTTCATGAGAAGGGCCTTTTTGTGGGGTCTTTTAAGCAATAGGCTGCGGTCTGGGCGTGGGAGCGGCCGGGGTCACCGGCTGGACTCTTGGCTCTACCTGTCCGGGGAGTTCCGGAGTTGGAACCGGCGGACCGGATTCGTCGCCGATTGCCAGATTTTCATGTAATACGGAAAGTCTTTGCGTGATCGCCGCCAACTGCGCATCCATCAAGCCCTGCGCCGCGGCGTCGTTCGACTTCATGCGCTGCAGGGTTATTTGTGTGAAGTTGTTCAATAGCGCGATTCTCTCTCGCGACTCA